GCAGCTCCAAAACATAAACCAAAAATGAATTACAAAGAACCAGCATTTAAACTTCAATCTGACGCTCAATCAATGGCTCCAGATCATAAGAAAAAATCTATGCCGCACGATTGTGCTCCAGAAGGAGTTTCTAGTGTTAATGGTGGAAATTCCTATCCAATGGAAAAGGATCATTCTTTAAAAAAATAACCTCATAATAAGATACACGATGGACAGTAGAGCTGTTCGACCTGTTCCTTGAGAGGAAAGGAGGAAAATTGAGTTTTAACCTAGGCGTGTCTAATCATCCAACGAGTAGATTAGGCGGATTAAGTTCTGTAGGGATTTATCTTTACGAAGATATTTACTATAGACAGTGGATCAGTGAGATCGCCTTGGCCTTTTATGAAGGTGAATATATCGGCCTTCGCTTTAAGTAATTAAAGAGTTATGATGCGACAAGACGAATTAAGATAAGTTCGTCGGTAACGAAAGTTACAAAAATAATATAAATAACCACAAAATGTTATCTGGTTAGACTTAGAGTAAGACAGTTTCGTAATCCTGAGAAAATTTAAAAACTGTTTACTGAGTCTCTAAAATGGGGTGAATTGCTGGAAACTCCTAAAACTCACATAGCTACAAAGTAAATCGAAAGATTAAGCTTGACATGCTAGAGAATATGTGAGATACTCCTTAAAAGGTGTAATGGATAATCAGCAGCTAAGCGTAGTAGGGTTTAAGTTACTGCGAAAGTTCAACGACTAGAAGGTGAGTCCCAACAATAAGTCCTTCCTGAGAGTGCCCGATCCTGACCGAGTAAAGTCGAAGGATAAGATATAGTCTACTCCTATTTGAAAAAAGAGGTATATGATTAACGTAAAAAAATTAAAAAGTTCCGAATTAGATTCCGCCATATATGGTATGATTCTAGGTGATGGATGTATACAAATGGCTAGTTCTGGAAAAGGAAATAGCAATTTAAAAATAGGACATTCAATAAAACAAGAAGAGTATTTAAAATGGAAACAAGAGATTGTAAATCAAATTGGAACGGTAAAAACTAGATTTTGGTATTATCAAAAACAAAACGCTTGTTATATAGAAACCAACACTAGAAACTACTTTACTAAATTAGAAAAAATATTTTATATTAACAGAAAAAAAACTATTAATAAAAAAATATTGAATAAATTAACAGATTTATCTTTAGCTATATGGTTTTTAGATAATGGTTATATGAGTTATAATAAATCTGGTTCTGTTTACGGAGAACTCTGTACAGATCAATTTAGTTTAGAAAAAGTACAATTAATAAAAGATTGGTTTAAAATTAAATTTAATATGGAAGTTGGTATTAGAACTTTACGATATTTAAGCGGCAAACAAAAAGATACTATAGCTTATAGAATAAAGTTTAACAAAGAAAACTGTATTAAATTAACAGAAATAATTAAACCTTATGTTAATCAAGTGAGTTGTATGCACTATAAATTATACGAGAATAAAATTGCTTCTCAGGCAGTAGAGAAATCTTCTGTGCAAAAATCTGTTATTGAAGCAACAGATACTACCACTTAATCTTACTAAAGAGATTATAGATGAAACCTCTATACTATATAGAGAAGATCCTATATATCAAGTAGTAGATGATAAGGGTAAGATATTAAAAAAAGATCAAGAATTATGGGAGCAAATCCAAAAGGATTCTCGCTACTTGACCTTTATGGACAAACTTGATAGATGGGTACGACTACTAGGTACCGTACTAGTTAAAGTTTCTTTTGTAGATCCGCAGACTGGACTACTAGTAGATAAAAATAAAGAAGGTACTGTACAACTGGATATGCTACATGGCGGCGTATACGATATAAGACATGGAGCTTCTCCCTACTATATTACAGAATTACTTATAGGTTTTGGCACTAAATTTGGAGGATTCAGAGAAAGATCTGGAACTCAAATTATAGGCGGATCACTTACAGGTAAATTACCTGATCCTAGTAGTATGGGGCAAGCCGACATAAAAACACGACAACGAATTGATTCTCCAGGACAATTAGGTTCAGTTAATAGAATTTATTGGAGTGCTCACTCACATTACGTTGAGGACGAAGATAGTAAGTATTACGAAACTAAAAATCCTTATGGAATAATTCCTGCTGTGCCGTTTTTTAATCAAGACCCAGCTCACTATTACTTTTTACCAATTAATGAACCTCTTATTTACGCTAATCATGCGACTAATATGAGGATTACAGATTTGAATCATATTGCTAAGTTTCAATCGTTTGGAGTACCTGTAGTAAGTGGTATCGAAAGACCTACTTCACTAAGACAAGGTAGACCTGTAGACGATTTTAACGTATTAAAAGGTGGTACAGCTCAATCTAGATTTGGTGGAATTAGTGGTTTTGGAGCTAACGGACAATTTAGAACCTTTGACCAAGGTTTAGGAGTAACAAGAGATGGAAACGCTGATGCTAATGCATTAGGTTTTTCTATTGGACCTGATACTGCTATAGCTGTTGGAGAAAAAGGGGATTTTAGATTTGAACACCCTTCTGCAGATATTACAGGCTTAATTAAGGTTATACATAGTATAACTGATATGGTTAGAATTAACCACGGATTAAGACCTAAATATGAAAATACATTACCTTCATCAGGTTTTGCATTATTAATGGAGAAGATTGGTGTTATAGAAAATAATATTAGAAGAGGTAAACTCTTTAAAGAAAGAGAAGAACAACTTTTCAATGTTATTAAGAATTTGTGGAATGTACATCATAATAAATCAGGAAGTAAAAGGTTTTCTGAAAAAGCTAAGTTAATTATAACTTACGTTAATCCTAAATTTCCAGTTGACCCTAAAACTGAAAAAGAAGATATTATGATGGAAAGTAAAATAGTAGAAACTGGAGACAGAGCTGCTATTAAAAGAATGTATCCACACATAAAAGAACCAGAAATAGATAAATTAATTATACAAGCAAGAAAAGATAAAGAAGAAAGATCCTTATTTGAAGCTGAACTTCAAGCCAAGGTTACTGAGATTATAGGACCTAAAGAAGATCCTAAAAATCCTGGAGCTAAACATAAATATTTAAGAAAATCTAAAGAAGCAGAAAGCGACAAAGAAACTTATATTTATGAAGACGAAGACGGAAAAGAAAAAGAAGTCAAAAGATTAGATAAGAGTAAGGAAAAACTAGGTAAGCCTAAGATCGATAATAAAGCAAAACACGCTGAAGAAAGTTCTAAGCAACCTGGTAAAAATGGTGATCCAAGAAGAAAAGAGGAGTAAATATGGTAAAACCAGAATCTCAAAAAATATATGAATTAACCTTATTCAGAAGAGATGGTGGTCATATTAACGTAACTCAAAGTAACAACTTTGAGGAAGTAAGTTCTTTATGGACAGAATTAACAGAAAGGTGGGCTATTGCAATAAAAGAGCAAAAGCCGTTTATTCTAAATAAACCTGTAGTCACAAGTTTTGACCCAGGTTTAATTTATGAAATAACGGTTAGACCCCTTGTAGAGACAAGCAGGGCTAATCTTAACAATCCCTATTATCAAGATATGTTAGATAAAGGTTTAGGTAACACTTTACAAAAAACTAACGGTCTTATAGATGGTGGATATAAGTACTAGATTAAACCCTTTATAACTAGTAGAGCTAGTTGGAGGAAATTTTATGGGATTAAGAAATTCCAATAGTAATGATTTGATAGGTAAACTTGGAGCTATGAAAGCTTCAAACAGTAACGGAGTTTCAACAGAAGCTTCTGTTAATACAGACGCAAGCCAGACTGATAAAGCTGGTAATAAGTCAACTTCTGCTGCCACAGGAGAGACAAATAGTGTTGAGACTAAAGGAACAGTTTCTAGTGAGAAAGAGTCTTCAGAAAATAGTTCCGTAGTTAAAGATCCTGATAGCTGGTCGAAAGAAAGTGCTCTTCTTGAAGTTAAAAAACTTCGAGAAGAAAACAAAGCTACTAGGCTCAAATACGAGGAATCTTTAGAACAACTCAAAGCTGATATGGAAGCCCGTATCAAAGCTAGAGAAGAAAAAGAGCGTGAATTAGTTGAGTATAAAAAGCAATTAGAGGAAATCAAAACTAAAGAAGAGGACAAGAAGCGAGATTTAACTGAAAAGTTATCGCATCGGGAAGCTCTTTTAGCTGAGATGAAAATCAAACAAGAAGCTTTAGAGAAAGCTTTTCAAAGCCAATTGCAAGAGAAAGAAATGATTCTTAAAAAGTACGAAGCTGAAATTTCTGCTCAAACTGAAGTATATAAACAAAGACTAGATTCAGAATTAAACGGGATACCCGAAAAATACAAAGAAATAGCTAGTCTTATTGTTAAAGGCGCTGGAGATCCAAGAGATGCTCTAGTAGCTCTAAGCGAAGCAAAAATCAAAGGCGTTTTTGAGGACAAAACAGTGGTTGTAAATCACTCTGTTCCAGGAGCTAATGATGGCGCTAGAGTTACACAAGATAAATTAAATGCTGTCGAAAGAGAACGAAGAGAAAAAATGAACTCAAGTAGTCTTATCGGAGAAGCATTGAAAAGCATTAGAAGTGGTAATCCAAACTCAGCCTTTAGATCAAACAAATAAAAGGAGTTAACATACAATGGCTCAAGTAATTTCATTATCCGATGCAGCGAAACTTTCTAACAACATGCTTGTTGAAGGTATTATCGCAGACATCATTTCAATAGATGATTGGTTCAAATACCTTCCTTTCGTAGTTTTCGAGGGGTTGGCTTACACGTTCACTAGAGAGGCTACTCTTGCTGCGGCAGATTTCGCTTCCCCAGGAACTAACTTAAATCAATCAAAATACCAAGCTGGAGCTTCTTTCCAGAATGTAAACGTAAATTTATCTGCTATCATTGCAGATATTATCATCGACGGTCAAATTGAAGATCAATTCAGCGAGACTAACGATCAATTACAAGTTCAAATTAGCTCAAAAGCTAAACAACTTGCACGTATTTACATGAATGCTATCATCAATGCTAAAAGATCTGCTTCTCTTACTCAGAGTAACAATGGTCCTATAGGTATTGCTGACAGATTTCACGGAATGGCTTCTATTTTAGATGCTGAATCAGGAAATGTTGATGATGTAAATCATCCATTTTACAATGCTGGTAATCCTACTCAAACAGAAGTACTAGTTGAAGACGACCCTTCTTCTCCTCGAAACGGGAAGAATGGTAGAGTTTTTACTCTAGAAGATCTGGATGCTCTAATCGATAGAGTAACTGTAGGTCGTCCTGATTTTATCATGATGCATTCACGAGATATCCGAACACTAAGAGTTTTGATGAGAAACACTGGTGGCGGTACAGATGCATACATGCTACAACAACAAGGTCTTGGTAACATGAAGCCTATGCTTTATTATCAAGATATTCCAGTTTTCAGAAATGATTTCATTTCTAAATCTGATCCAGTAAACAGTACTGTACATACTATCTCTTCTGTTACAGATGCTAATACTATCGTACTAAGTTCTGCTACTGCTGCTGATGCAGAACACCTTCTTCTTAGAGGGTCTGATGGCGTTAATTATAGATATGCTATTGCTTCAGGTGCCGGAACTGCTACTATTGACGTAGCTTCTGTTTCTGGTTCTTTCTTTGATCCGGAGCAAAATAAACAAGTAGCTCGACAAGCTCTTAACACTGCAGGATTATTTCTTGCTGGCGCTCAAGCTATCTCTGCTGAAAGAATTGATGGATCTTCCATCTATTGTGGATGTTGGGGAGAGTTTAAAGGGGTTGTAGGTTTTACTTCTGCTAACAACGCAGGATTGAAACTTGAGTACGTAGGTCCTCGTGAGAACGAAAACGCTTACCAATATCGTATGAAATGGTATTGTGGATTTGACTTATACAATCGTTTAGCTTTAGCGAGAATTAAAGAAGCATTACCACTTGGTGCGTAATAAATAAATAAAAAGGAGGCATTAATTTGCCTCCTTTTAACCCTTCAATAGAGCTAGAGTAGAGGAGTATTATGTCAGTTTGGACAACTAAATCTTTTGATAGAAATCGAGAGTATATAGTATTAAGACATACTTTAAGAGGCGTTAATTATATTATTAACGGTATAAAGTTTAGAGATGGTTTTGCAGTAGTAGCTAAAAATAGTAAAGATTATTATAATTTAAAAAAGATACCAGTATTAAAAGGAGCACAAGAATTTCCATTAATTCATCTAAGGAAACTACCTTTTATCACTAGAACTTTAGATATTAAAACTATTTATGGTAGAGATGTTTATAGATACTATTTACAAGAACTAGATAAAGAACTTAAAGTAGAGAAAGTAGAACGTATTAAACAAGAAATTGTAGAACATATACAAGAAAATAAGTTATGTTCTAGAAAAATAATTAAAGACGGAGAAGAGTATCTTTGTAGTTTGGAAGCTGAAGAAGTTAGTCCTAGCGGTTATTGTAAACGACATATACTATTAGACCCTAAATTACCAGAACTAGGTATACAAGTACCTTTAGTTATTCCTAAACACGAAAGAAAAAAGTTTGCCGACAAAGTATTAAATAAATTAAAAGACCTAAAAAACGAAACGCAGGAATAAATTGAATGGGTACTAAGTCTAATAGATCATCAGGAACTCAGTTTAATCCTAAAGGTATGACTCAAGGTAACACTTTAGTTGACCCTTTTACAGGGTTACCTATACACGTTATAACTGATAATGCTGGTATTAGACGTTTAGCTGTAGATGCTAATATTACTGCTCAAAATATTACAGTAGATGTTAATTTAGATTCTGATAACGATCAAGTAGCTGTAGAAGACCCAGATACAGGCGCACATATTAAAGTAGAACTTGATGGTTCTATTAATACTAATGTAAATATTAATGCTGCTAGTGGGGATAATATTGCCATAAAAGACACTGATGGCGATGAATTAGATATAAACCCTGACGGTAGTTTAAATGTAAAGCTCTTAAGAGCTAATACAGAAGCTATTACCGTTTTAAACTTACCGACTGCTGCTACCGAGGTAGCTTTTACATTTCCTAATAAAACTAAATTTTACAGAATTAGAGTTAGAAATGACGCTGACGAAGTTAGGTTAGGTTTAAATACAGGAGACATAGCAAGCGGAACGTATTGGACAATAAATCGAGGAACATACATAACTTCTGAAAAAGAAATAGATTTTGTAGACAACTACACAATTTATTTTGAAAGTAAGAATAAGAATAATGTTGATTTAGAAATTCAATATTGGTACGTAAACTAATATTGAATAAAACGGAGGAAAACTAAATGAAAATGAAATTAGTTTTTGATGTTACGGACGCTAATACAATCGCAGATAGTGATAGCGTTGGAGCATATTTACGATCAAGTGACGGCACTCTAATTGACCATGCTAGTATTAATAGCGTTGATAGATTAGCAGTAGACGCAACTCTAAAAGACGGAGCTGGTACAGCTCTAACTAGCACTTTAATAGGTGGAGCGCAAGCTCTTGATGTTAATATCGTTGAAGGTATTAATGTAGAAGTAGATCTTAGCCATCTAGACGATTCAGTAAGATTAGGGGATGGTACAAATTTCTTTACCTCTACTACAATTGGAGCTGATATCGGTTTAGACGTTAATATTATTAACAGCCTAACTGTTAATGATGCAGCTCTAGCTAACACAGCTATTGCTAATGCAGCTAACACCTTAGATGTAGCTAATACTGCAGAAAATGTTGTAGCTTCTCCCTTAGCTAATAGAAAGTACCTATTTATTTATAATAATGGTAATAAAACTGCTTATATCGGAGCTTCAGGAGTAAGCGCTGCTAACGGATTTCCTATGCCCCCTGGTTCTATGATAGAACTTAGAGCTGGTGACGCTTTGGATATTGAGTGGGTATCTAATAACACTAGTCAAAATATTAGAACTTTAGAATTAAGTTAATTAAATTAGGGGAGCTTTATGCTCCCCTTTTTATTTCCGAGGAAGTATGAAACCTAATAGTTTTACCGATAAAGACAAAGAAAAGATAATTTCTTTTTTAAATATGATAGCAGAAAAAGGTGAGTTTAAATTTAAAGTAGAAGATAGTATAAAATTCTACGGATTACTTTCTTATTTTCAAACTGAATTATTAAAAAAAGTAGACTCTCATATATTAGAAGTAAAAAATTATATAGAACCTAAACTTGAAGTTAAACCTATAACTAAGAAGAAATAAACTATGGCTTTTCTACCTTTAGATGGACCTTCTTTACAATCTGCTGTAAATGTTACAGATTCTGTAGTATTTAGAGTTAAAGTTGGTAGTTCAGAATTTGAAGAAAGAGACGTAGTTTCTATTCACCCTATAAATGGTAAAATATGGGTATTTTTCGGAGATAATATAACAGTACCTAGTGCTGCTGATGTTAAAAATAAAGGATTTCCTCAACCTAAAAATTCATTCAGAACTTATGAAGCTTCAGGTAGTCAAGAAATATATATAGTAGCTGATACAGGTACAGTTAATGTAAGATTTGCGGAGAGAGGCTAATGAGTAGAAGAGATCTTCATAATCCTGTAGCAGAAGAAATTCCTTACGATGATCAAAATATCCCTACAAATTTAGGAGATAATACTCAAAAAGCTATTGATAATTTATATAATAAAGTAGCTACTTCTGCCAGTCCAGGATTTACTTGGGGAAGATCAGGGACCGCCCCACCTAATACTTGGTTATTAAACGATTCAGTACCATCTAATACTTCAGGTAGAACGGTATTTTTAAATAATGCTGAAATACAAAATGTATTCGTAGCTAATCAAGATGCAACTTCAGGTATAATTTTAGGTGTTTATTCTCATGAAGGGAATGAAGTTAATTTAACTTTATTAGGAACGGTTACTACAATAGCTACTAGGAGTAATACTTTTACTGTAGCTTTTCCAATAGCTGTAAATAAACAAATAGGTATAAAAATTATGCCAGGTTCAGCTTCTTCTAAAAATATAGTAGTAGGTATTTTAATTAGAGGAAGTAACTAATGCCTAAAATATTAAAAAATATAACAATTTCTGATATATCTATAAAAGATACAGGAATAACTATAGCAGCAGGGAGTCAATATATAATTCAACCTCAAGATTTTTGGTTATGGTCTTCTTCTGAAGACGTTGTAACAGAAATTATAGCTGGTAATATTATAGTTAATGACGGCGAAGATGATTTTACTANNAAGATGATTTTACTAATAAAAGAGCTGCAATAGCATTAATTCAAGAAAATAAAGTAGTACTCAACGAACATTATACGTTAGTTCAGGATGATGACGTATTGATAGGTAATGGGCAAATATTATTTTTAAATGATGAATTTGATACAACTGATAATGTTCCCGACTACTTAGACGAACAAATCGAAGATGACAATCCGACGGAGAGCTAAATATGGCTAAACATATATTTAAAGGTTCAGGTGCTCCAACATTTGCACCAAGACAAGTAGGACATCATTACGTTGATTTAGTTAGTGGTGATCAATATTTATCAAAAGGTACTGCTACACCAACAGACTGGGTACTATTGACTCCTAGCATCGACGATAAAGTTAAGATTAGCGCAGCAGATACTACTTCAGGTTACTTAAATAGTGAACTTACTGTAGATAATGGAATAAATTCTACTAATCCTTTAGAAAAAAGTATTGTTAATCCTGGAGCAGATGAAAAATTAAATATTAGACTAGATCAAACTAAATTAGCTATATTAGCTTCACAAGTTACAGATTTTAACGAAGCTGCTCAAGACGCTGTTGGTGGAATTTTAACTGATTCATCCTCTGTTGATTTCACTTATAATGATAGTACAAATACTATAACTGCTTCTGTTCTTTATGGAACCCCTACAACTTTAATTCCCGATGGTGGAAACATTGCAGGAACAGCTAATACTGCAGCAAGAAGTGATCACACGCACGATGTGCCAACCGCAGTAGCTTCTACAAATAACGTAGATCAAGCTAACGCTGAAGGTAGTTCTGCTAGTTTTGCTAGAGCGGATCATATTCATAATATTCCTACAGCCACTCCTACAGATATAGGCTCAGATAACTATGCAGGCTCGGCTACCACTACTGTTAAATCAGATCACGTACACAAAGGCGTACATTCCTTAGCTAAAACAACAGGAGATACTACTCAGCTTTTCGGAGACATAACCTTAGAAGAAGGTAGTGGAATAACTATTACTAGAAATAGTAATAAACTTACTTTCTCTACTCAAGCCTCAAGTGCAAAATCACAAGTAGCTTATGAAGATTTTCTATTTGATGCCTACGCAGGTGGTGGTAGTAATGATAATCCATATTCATTTCAAACTACTTCTAACGCAGGATCTTCTGATATAGAAACTACCGCTACTGGTAATGATTACATGGGAATGCACGTATTAAGTACTCTGGCTTCTGCTAGTTCTAGACCACTCTTAGAATCCTTCGGAGGATTTAATAAACTTATATTAGGCGGCTTAGATTTCAGTTATGAAATTCGAGTAAGAATGCCCACATTATCTGATGGAACCAATACTTATACTGTCAGATTTGGTTTGATGGATGGTATTGCTGCAGGTCAACCAGCTAATGGAGTTATTTTCTCTTATACTAACGGAACTAACTCTGGAAGATGGAGAGGAAGCACCATAGCTTCATCTACCGCTACTAATGTAGATAGTACTATAACTGTAACAGCTAATACCTGGTACAGAGTTAAAATAATTGTTAATGCCGCAGGTTCCAATGTAGATTTCTACATTGATGATGTACTTATCGGATCAGCGACTACAAATATTCCAACAGCAGCTTTAAGACTTGTAGCTAAAATAGAAAAGTCCGCAGGAACTACCGCAAGAACAGCGAATATTGATTATTTTGCTTGGAGTAGATCTAGATAATGAACTTAGCAGTCAAATTCTTTAAAAATCTATCAGAAAAGCCTGAGGGCATTCCTGACAGTTGGCCAGCAGAGACAGTTGAATTAGGTGATTCGGAAGTATTGCCAGATGATTCAGGTGATTGGATTCTAATGACTTCAGAAGAATTAGAAGATTATAAAAACACTATTCAGGAAGAGTATAATACATGGATAGTTTCTTATACAACTACTCAGCAACAATTGAAAACTCAAATGTATTTAGAATCAGTTATAGAAAAAGCTACTCTATTTGGCAACAAACTTATTGAAGAAGCTTCTAATCGAAATATACAACTAGGAATCACACAAGCAGGAAAAACTGAAGCAGTTATGAATTTTTGTCACAAATTAATTCATTGTTTATTAGTAGGGTCTTTATATGCCGCTTTATCAGAATTAGACGCTCTTATCGCAGATACTAGCCAAACAAAAACAGATTTAGCACCTTTTATAACAAACGACATTCTAAATGACTTTAAAAACAAGATACTAAAGTATTTAGGACTAATATAATGTATATAGGTTTTAGTTATAAAAAAAATAACCTTTTTTCTAGTATTATAGCAAAAACTACTAAATCTAACTATAGTCATTGTTTTATAATACTTAAACCTATAGGTACTGACTATCTTATAATAGAATCTAGTTTTGTAGGAGGAGTTAAGTTTAACTTACTTTCTAGCTATAAAGATACTAATAAATACGACTTAGCAATATATAGGCTACCTATTGAGGATGACAATGTAGATATTCTACTTCCTTATATAGGGAAGAATTATGGTTATACTCAGATTTTAGGGTTTTTACTAGCTAAGTTATTAAAATTAAAAGAAAATCCTTTTACTAAAAATATAATATGTTCTGAAATAGTACTATTAGCTTTACTAAATAGTAATTTATCAGTACTTTTTGAACAATTAGATCTTAATTATACATCACCTCAAGATATATTCGTTATAGCAGACAATAATTTTGAAAAGGTTAACATTTAATATGGCTAAATATAACCCAAATCCTAATAACAAAGTGGTCCCTTTCAAACTCATAAAAGGACAAGGCCCCCACAAATATGAACGGCTAATATGGTTAAATATACTGTTAGTAATAGGTTTATACATTATAGTATTGACTAAATAGGAATAATTATGGAAAAACCACAAAATAAACTTAAAAAGAAGAAAAAGTGTTGTTCTAAAGAATTAAACGAAAAGATAGAGCAAGCAGCAAAACTATTAGAAGAACTTAATAAAGATGCTCTACTTATATTGAATGATACAAAAAATTTAGAATTAACCAAAACCGACAATTAAACCTATAGACATTTTTATGGAAGATAAAGATTACTTACAAAGATTAGCTTCATTAGAAGCAAAAATGGAACTCATTAGAGAATTATTAAAAGAAATAAGAGATGACATAAAAAATCAACCAACTAGAGAAGAACTAAATGAAGTAGAAGATAGAGTAGATAGACTTGAAAAATCTCAAATAAGTCTAGTAATTAAAGTAGGAGTAACTTCAGGAATACTAGGAGCCTTAGCAGGTTACCTAGTCAAACTATTAGCCTAAAGGAGAATTATGGCAGTTATAAGTCCTATTGCAGGTACTAGAACAGAACCTGTAGACGGTTATACCTTTATTAAAGGTACTACTGCAGTATTTAAAGTTATTTTTACTAGTAATGGAGTACCTACAAAAGTAGATACTGGTACAGACCCTTTTATTAAAATATTTAAACCTGTATTTCTTAACCAAACTGGAATACCTAGTCCAGAAGTTATACATACAGCTATAGGTACATTAGTACCTGGACAAGAATTTGAATATCAATTTGAGTGGAGTATTCCAGCTAATACTACACCTTTAGACGATTATATCGTTAGTTATAATGGTATATTAGGCGGCGTTAGTTTAAACTTCGGAGACGAATATTTCGCCGTTTCTGAAGGACCTGGAATGATAGGTTTAAAAAGACCTGCATACGCTACTGTAAATGATATTAGGCAGATGAAATTTAATATAGACGATTACTTACCTCCTAGTACTAGAAACGATGTGACAGCTAGAAATAACTTAATTGAATACCACTTACAAAACGCTACAACCAAACTTAGAGAAGAATTGAATTTACATAAATCTAGAGGTATGAGTGAGAATTATAAATTATTCTGTGTTTACTACACTATTTGGAGTATACTTTTAAGTTCTAAAGGAGAAGATGGAAGTTCTGTAAGCGAATCTAATCTTCTAACCTATAAAAATGAATGGAATAATATTTTAGCACAATTAAAAAGGCAATCAGTTATGCAAGGAATTAATTTAGGGCGTTCATAAGTTCTTGAAATCATTGAGGATTTTATGAAATTAGTTTGGACAGAAGATAAAATAAATTATTTGCAGAATAATTATAGTAATTTACCTGCAGAAGAATTAGCAGCGAATTTAAATACTACTGTTAATTCTGTTTATCAGAAAGCTTACAAATTAGGGCTAAAAGGTAGAGAAAACGGAAGTTGGAATAAAGATAAAATTAAGTGTTTGAATGAACAAGAAATAAATTTTATTAAAGAAAACTATACCAATTATGGAGCTAAGTACTGTGCTAATAAACTAAATAAAGTAACCTCTAGTATACAAAAAATAGCTAATAAATTAGGACTTAAAGTTAATATTTCTATTTCTACTAGAAATAATTTAGAATTTATGGAAAAACTTAGAAATAATACTTCTAAAATTTTACAAAAATATAACGAACAAAATAAAAAAATTAAAACAGAAGAAGATAAACAAACAGTTTTAGAATTATATCAACAAGGAAAATCTGTAAAACAAATTGCTGAAATTTTTAAATGTTCAACAGGACCAATTAGTAAAATCTTAAAAAATACGCCAAAAAGAAAACCTGGAGAGTATGAAAATCATTTCTCTAAAAAACAAGGTTTCGGAGAAACTCATCACACTTGGAAAGGCGGTTATAAATCTATTTATGAAAGAGTAAGAGACTTAAATAGATACTGGGAATGGCGTGATGCGGTTCTAAATAGAGATAACAACTGTTGTATAAATTGTAAGTCTACAGATAAATTACACGCTCATCATATAGTTACTCTTAAAAACCTAATAGATACTTATTGTATTACTAACAATAAACTAGTTAAAGATTTGAATAAAGAAGATCTAACTAATGACTATTTTTATGATATAAACAATGGCTCTACTCTATGTGAACCTTGCCATAAAGATTATCATAAAAAATTTGGTAGATAATGTTTAAAATAGATATAAAAGAAGATATTAACGCTTTTTCCGATAGGCTTACTAAAGCTATAAAAAAAGATATTAAAGTTGATGTTATACAAAATGGTATGGATAAACAACTTGATAAGTCTTTAAGTCAATTAAAAACTCAGTTACTAGATTATATAAATAAAGAAGTTAAAGAACAAAGTCAAATAGAAAATAAAGGTGTTACAAAAGATGAAATAGATGTGCCTAAGTCTGATGAAGATTTAATGAAACATTTATTTGGTATAGATATCTCTAAAATTAATAAACAAAAAGATTATACTACTTCAGTACAATCTAACGTATTTATGATTAAAGATGGTAGAATTAGGTTAAGACTTCCAGAAGGACCTGACGGAAATATGGAACAGTCTTACCAAAGAGCTTTAAGTCATTTTAGGAATGCTGTGTTTGTAGACACAACTTCTCCTCAACCTAAATACTTTTTAAATACTCAATTTGATCCTACTCCTTTTGTAAAGATAGTATGTTCTAGAGATGCCGGAGTAACTGATAAAGGTAAAAAAACTTACGATTCTTATCTTAACTCTAACAAAAGAACTAGACATAATGATAGCGAGTTAGGTAGGTTTTCTGAATGGACGATGTTTAAAGATGGAGTTGATAAATTAATAAGAGAATCTACTAATATTACTGATATACTAGAGAGCGTAAAAAACGGCGAATACGAAAGAGCTATAGAGAATTTTAAAAGATTAAATAGAACAGGATCTTCTCTTCAAGTTGAACAAAAACTAGAAGATTTAAAAGATAATAAAAATTTAGCGCCTAATATAGAAGCTCATAGAAATTTAGTAACTTTAATTAAAAATTTAAAAATATCTAAAAGAATAGAAAAAGAACAAACAGTTTATAGCGTAGTTTCCTCTTTTAGCGAAGAAGGGGACGGCTTCGATAAGTTTTATGATGAGATTAAACAACGAATAAGTTTATGGGTTATAACTAATGACTCAGTTTGGTTTAAACATCTTATAAATGTTATCAAAGCTACTATAGAAAAAACACTTAAAGGTCTAAAATAATGAGTAGACGTATATTTAGAGACGTAGAAGAAGCTCTATCAAGAGAAGTAAGACGTATTACTTTTCATGAAAATAGAACTACAGATCATAAGGTATTAAAAGATACTTTTGATCCTTTTACAGGAGAAATAGTATCTCTACCTATAGAACCTAAGTTTTATGATAGTTCTGCTGACGCACATAATATACAATACCCACATTTCTTTATAAGATTACTTAAATCTAGAGAAGATAGAGAGTCTGGTAGAGTAGTACCTCAGTACGGCAAATGGATAGAAACTCCAGTTAAAACTTCTCCTAGAGCTTATGAAATAGTATTAGGAGGTTCTGACGGACTTATTAATGCTATAGGTAATAAGTTTGAAACTAGTAATTTTCAAATTAGAAAAGCTGTGGCAGGACATTATCTAAGAATTTTAAGTGGTAATAATAAAGGTACTTATATAATAGATTCAGTAGTTCCTAGTAGTGTAGGACCTCATTCTATTTTTGTAAGTAACACTTTAGTAGAAAATTTACCTACAAGTAGTTTTAATACTACTACAAGAGATTTACAGTTTACTCAAGCTGTAGACTTGAATACAATAGTAATAGGCGATAATTTTATCGACGCTAGTAACGCTAGTTTTCCTATTACTGCAATTAATATAAACACAAACACAATTACTTTGGGCGGTATGGGATCGCCCGATTTAAGTGCTGGAGGAGAGCTGAACCGACCTGGTGATGTTTTCCCAAACACAGATTTGAGCGTAGTTAGATATATTATTATGGACCCAAGTAAGCCTATAACGGCATTAACTGCTTGCGGCCCACAAGATGCATTTAGTTCTACCTCAAACGTAAGTCCACAAGTCCCATTAGATATATATTATCTTATTAGAATTGATTCTAAAGAGAGAGATACTCATATCGACATATTAAACAGAGTATGGGAAGAATTCAATCCTCCTCGTACTGGATTACCCATAATTAGAAGATCGGCGTTGAGCGCCGAAGAACTTCTAACTTCTGATGTATCATTGGGTGGCAGCTCAACGATAAACGTAGGTAGTAATGCTAACTACGAAGTAGGAGATTCTGTTTTTATATTTGACGATTTAATGCCTAGCAAAAGTGCTGATGGCAAGTTTCAAAGACCTTTTAAATCAAAGATAATAGATAAAATTTCTAATAATCAATTGGTATTAGACGACACAGTTCCCGATACATTTAAAATCGAGAACCGAGCTAAAATAGTAAGTAATGCAGACTTTGTATTATGGATGTTTCATTTTGTTGACCATGTAACTAAAGATATAGAAGGTGCTCAGTATTGGGTACATGAATTTACTTTTTGGGTACAAATATGGGTAGACAGATTAGAAGTACCATCAGTTTACGGAGTTATTACAGATATTGCTACTCCAATTGAAGATTTAGAAGGAAATGTAATTATAGAGGACTGTTAAAAAACGGAGAATAATAAATGGCACTATTAAACACAAATAGCGGTCCAGAAAGGGTTCAAGTATTTGATGTACCTATTGGTACAGTTCAAGTTCCTGGAGTTCCTACTTCTGTGACCGCATTCATAATTAGCACATCACAAACTGGTGCACCAGAGAATCTTCCTGTTAAAGTTACAGATTTAACAGCTTTTGAAGATTTATTTGGAGGCCCAGATGAAGTTGCTTACGAAGCGTATTACGCTATACAAGGTTTCTTTGATAACGGAGGAACTGGAAATACGGCTATAATCGTTAACGTAGGTGATAACGCTACTGCTTCAGACTTTATTGGTAATGCTTCTGCTGGAACAGGATTAAGAGCATTAGATGCTGAAGATATCCTAGGATTAGTTACTATTCCTGGATTACCTTTATCTATGGCTTACTTAGTTCACCCTGCATTAGTAGATTACACTGAAACAGTTAGAGCTGAATTTGGAGCAACACTTTCAACCTCTTACTCTTTACTAGCTATTCCAAGAGAAATTAAAAAAGCTAATAAAGACGTACTACAATTAGGACCTTTAACTATTAATAGTATATCATCTTTAGTTTTAACTTTAGATGGAACCCCGAATTTATCGGCTATTACACCTGGAATGATAGTTAGAGATAGTAGTAATGCTTTTATAGGCACTATTACAAATGTTAATGATGGAGCAGATCAAATTACTTTGACTTCTGTTGGAGCATTAGCACCTTTAGACCAAATTAATATTTATATGCCTTCTGCAGTTAACTATAAGGATTTGGTTATTAATCAACCTTCTAGAGTAGCTGCTTGGTATTTTAATAACCCTTTAGTACTTGATAGAAGTACTGGAGCAAATCCTGGAGATCTTATCGCAGTTGATTCTACAGGACACGTAGCTGGAGTTATGGCTAGAATTGACGCTAATATTTCTATTGGCGGCCCTTCTCATGCTCCTGCTGGAATTCAGTTTGCTGGTTTAGCTGGAATTAACGGTTTAGAATTGTCAATTTCTGAAAGAATTGATGCTGAATCTTTAAGATTAGCTTTTATTAATCGTATTACTTCGTTCCCTGGATCAGGTAATATTATTTTTGGAGGTTATTCTGCTGGTGGTAACTCTGTAACTGCAGACGAACAGTTAATTCAAGTAATGAGAGCATTACAATTCATTAAAGGTTCTTTAGAAAGAGGTTTACGAAGTTTCTTATGGGAGAATTTCTCTCCAGAAACTCAAGCTCAAGTACAAAGAGCTATTGAAGCTTTTTTGCGAAACAATATTCATTTATTTCCTGCTGGATTACCTGAAAATCAACAATTCAGAGTTATAAGTGTAGAACCTACCCAAAATGATTTGGACCAAGGTTTATTAAAAGTTAGAATTCAAGTTAAACCAAATAAAGCTGTTCGCTTTATTGAAGTAGCTCTTGAGTTCCCATTACCTACTGCGTAAAGGAGTAATATAATATGGCAAGAAGTTCAGTTGTAGATCCTTTAGAGAAATTTCGATTCGCAGTATCTTGGACAAGTAACGGAGACTCTGAAAGTACTTCTTTAGTACGTTTAGGTTTCCATGATATTCAGATGCCTAAAAGATCAACTACAAAAATCAATTACAGGGAAGGTATCGATCCAGATATTAGTCAATTATCTCCTGGTTTAAGTACTATGGAAGATGTTGTAATGAGTCGAGGTCTAATTATAGAAGACGCTAATAATGAATTCTATAAATGGATGAGCGCAGTACACAACCCTACTACAGGGCATATTTCTAGAGCTGCTTTAAGCGCTAGAAATCCTGACGCTGCTGCTGCAAATTACAGAAAAGATGTAACCATACAAATGTTGGATCGAGAGGGTAATACTGTTCGTCAATGGACACTTTATCAAGCTTGGCCCATGAATTTTACACCTGGTTCAGATTTGAATGCTGGAGAAGATGGAGAGAAATCTCTTGAACAACTTACTCTAGCTTACGAAGATTTTCGAGAAGAGAATCCTAGTTCTAGTCAACCAAAAGATTCTAGTTCATCTTATTTATAATAATTTAAGGGGAGCGTAAGCTCCCCTTTAATAAGGAAATTAATAAATGTCATCAAGAAGTTCACATAGCGATCCAATAGAAAAATTTAGATTTAGCGTAATTATAGTTACTTTAGATTTAAGTGCTACTGGTGCATTAGAAACTATTTCTGGATTATCAGGGCAAAATACTTTTGCAAAAAAGAATTTAGCAATAATGTCTNNCAAAAAAGAATTTAGCAATAATGTCTAGAGCTGGTTTCAGTGAGGTAGTTTTACCTTCTGCTAAAATTAATGAAATTTCTTATAGAGAAAATATTGATAATCAAAGATTTAGTAAAGGTCCAGGATTAGTTACTTTTGAACCTGTTACTTTAAGAAGAGGCGTAACTTATCAAGAATCCAAAATTGGAAATAGTTCTAGTTTTAAAAATCACGAAGCTAATAGAGATTTATATAGTTGGTATAAACAAGTAAACAATGACTCCTTACTATTTGGAGTAGCTCAAGAATTAGCTAGAGGTTCAATTAAACCTCCAAAACAAAATGAAAATTTTAGAAAAGAAGTTATTATCGTCGCACATAATAGAAGAGGAGAACCTGTAAAACAATGGGTTTTATTTAACGCTTTTCCTATTGCTTATAAAGGTGGGGACGATTTTGACGCATCAGCAGATCAACAAAAATTAATAGAAGAAATAACATTAACTTATGAATTTTTTGTAGAATTAGGTGGAGATATAGTAAAAGGTTTTGCAAAAGAATTTGCAAGAGATGCTTTAGAAGCCACAGTAGACGTTATATCAGAAGCTGTGCATCAATTTACTTCTGGAGCAAATGTTCCACCATTCTTAAGATAAGGAGTTTTTATCGCTCGCCCATCATCAAAAGATCCTATGGATAAATTTCGCTGGAGTATAGAAATAGAAGGTTTTTCTAGATCTGGATTTTCTGCAGTTGAAGTTCCTAAAATGTCTATTAATACGCAATCTTATGCTGAAGGAGGAGCACACATGACTCCGAGACAGATTATTGATTCCGTACAATTTAGACCTATAACTCTTACAAGAGGTGTTACAGGCGACGGAGATTTTTACGATTGGGTTAAAGCACCTTTTAAATTATATAGAGGTGATGTGGAAGTTGGAGCGCAATTTACAGGTAATGTTGGTTTAGGAGATTTTTCTACCAGTAAACCAATTAGATCAGGAGAATATAGAAGAAACGTAGTAATAAGTCATCTTGATAGATCAGGACGAGCTATTAAGCAATATATACTATATGACGCCTTTCCTATAGAATTTGAACCAGCTTCAGATTTTTCTGCAGATGGAGATGATACTTATAGTATGGAGAAAATAGTATTAGCTTATGAAAGTTTTGAAGTAGTTAATAACGGACAAAGTACTAATCCTTTTAGTATTTCTGATGTATTAAAACGAGTTAGCAGACGAGTAGTTTAAAAATAAACGAGGAGTAAATATGATAATACAATTACCTAACGGGTTAATTGATGGACAAGATCTATTTAATTACGCTGAAATAGATGAATTAAGAGGTAAACAACAAAATTACCTAGCTAATAGAGAATTAGTGGATGGTAATATAGGTCATGTACCTAAAATACTAGCTGATGTAGTAAAGTCTTTACAAACAAAAGAAGGACTTGCTTGGCAAGGTAATATGGCCGATGCTATAGAAAAATTACCTATTGGTGATATAGAAACTTTATTAATAAAAATACGACAAAATACTTACGGACCTAGATTTTACTTAGAATCTAAATGCCCTCATTGTGAGTATCATAATAAAAATTTAAGAATAGATTTAGATACGCTAGAATTAGATGTTATTTCTATAGAAGATATGTTAAAACCTAAAAAAGTTTTAGCCACAAAATCTAATAAAGAAGTAGAATTTAAACCTGGTTATTTAAAAGATCTATTTAATATAATTAAGTTTGCTAAAAGTAAACAAGATAAATTAATCACTTCTTTTTTAGCCACAACTATTAAAAGAATTGGAGATGATACTAAAAATATTGAAATTTTAGTAGAAGATCTACCTTCTTCTGATATAATGCAATTAAATGAAGAAGCTATGAAAATGAAGTTACAAGGGACGATAGATACTAATATTAGTATTGATTGTGCAGGTTGTGCTAAAGAATATGAGGCGAAGTTAAACACTTTTGACGCAAGTTTTTTCGACCCTTCCAAGGGATCTACGAGTTAGATTACACAAGCCACGAAACGGACCTCTTGGATGATTATGCATTTTTCGGCAAAATATTTCACTGGCAACCTAGTGAAGTAGATAATATGAAATGGTCTTTTAGAAAAAAATTAAAACAAGCTTATAAGGACAGTCAGTCAAATATAACTGACAAAAAATAATGGCAACAAAAACGATAGATATTGTAGTTAAAGTAAGAGACGTAGCTAGTAGACCTTTAAATGAAGTAGAAAAAGGTTTAAAAAGAACTGGAACTGCCGCTAAAAGTGCAGCTATAGATTTTACGCAACTTAATAAAACATTATTTTCCGCAACAGCTTTTATAGGATTTTTCTCTAAAGCCTTTGGTGGAGTCCATAGATTAATTTCTGAAGGCGCACAAATTGATAGATTAGGAACTCAATTTGAAAGAGCTTTTGGAGATTCAGGAAATATTACTAACACTCTAGCTAAGTTTACTGATAATTTTATAGATAAATTTGAAGTTATGCGACAAGGTATAGCTTTAAAATCTATGGGTATCGTCAGTAACACAGAACAATTAGCTTCTATAATGGCTAAAGCTGGTACTGCTGCAAAAATGGCTGGACTAGAATCAGCAGAAGGAGTTAAAAAGTTTGGAGAATTTTTAAAAGACGGATCAGTAAATCACTTACAATTTTTAANNTCAGTTAGCAATACTTCAGAAATCTGGAGGAGCTTTAGGTGGAGTACTGTCTACACAAGCAAAATTAGCTATAGGAACTAAATTACTAACAACTTTAACAAAAGGACAAATGTTTGGTAATATGGATTTAATGGACATTACAGGACACTTAAATCAATCTTTTAAATCCCTAACAACTTCTATAGGTAGATATCTAGGAGAAGCTTTAAAACCTTTATTAATAAAAACTTTTCAAGTATTTAATTCATTTTCAGAATTTTTAGATAAAATAAAAAAATCTGATAAAAATTTATTATTTTTAACTAAAACAGTTTTAGTAGCTACTACAGCAGTAGCAGGATTAGTAGCTATTTTAGGTTCTTTAAGTTTATTAGTAAAATTACTAGGAGTTGCAGGATTTGGATTACCAGGAATGGTATACGGAATTCTGACTCTAGGGTCCGCTTTTTTAGGGATTACGGGTAAAGCTGATTCTTTTTTAGATAGACTAAAAATTATGGGAGCATTTTTTAAAGGGATATGGCAATTATACAGTTCCTTTGATCCAGAAACAGGTTTCGGAAAAATAGACGAAAGTTTAAAAAAGTTTTTAGAAGAAAAAGGTTTAATGACTTTTGTAGAAACTATAGCAAAAGTTTTTTTAATGGTAAAAACTGTTATAAAAGATACTATAGATGTTTTATCATGGGCAGCAAAAGGAGTAGATAACTTTTTTGGTGGAATGGCTCAAAAAGTTATAGAAGTTTTAGATATTCTAAAAGGACCTTGGAGTAATTTTTGGGTTAAAGATAACGCAACAATGATGGAAAAAGCTGCACGATGGATTACAGTAGTAGCAGGTATTGCAGGAAGTATCGCAGCATTAATAGGCGGATTTAAAGTATTTAGTAAAGTAGCTTCAATGATTCCTGGTATGGGAAGATTTTTTGGCGGACGTGGCCCAAAAGGAACCAAAAATGATCCTCTATATGTTGTAGGATCTGGATTTGGTGGCCCTATTTTAGACAGCGAAAATTGGGTAGGAATGGGTAAAGGAAAAAAAGGTGGTGGAGGAATAGCAGGTAAGATTGGAGGCTTTTTTAGAGGTTGGAAAGGACCTGCAGCTTTAATGGCTGCAATGGAATTGCCAGAATTAATAAGCAATCTTTCTTCAGCAAATTCAACACAAGAAATGGTAGGAGCTGGAGCACAATCAACAGGTAGAATTGGTGGAGCGTTATTAGGAACAAAAGCAGGTGCAGCTCTAGGTGGAATGTTAGGATCAATAATTCCAGGATTAGGAACTATGATCGGAGCTGGTGTTGGAGGGTTTGTTGGAGGCGCTGCTGGATACGCTTTTGGTGGAAACGCTATGGAATCTTTAGCAAACTGGTTATACGAAAAAGTAACAGGAAAAGATGCTGATTCTAAAAAATCCGAAGCAACAGTACCAGCAATGCCAGAAACAGAAGAATCTAAAATAGATTATATAGCAAAAGAAATGCAAGCAAGAACATTAGAAGAACAAGAAAAGATCAAATCAGCCACGGAATCAGCCTTAAGATCTAGTTCAGAAGGCGGAAAAACAATATCAGAAGATGAGTGGCGTCACATAATGATATTAGTAGGAAAAATAGCTTCTACTAATGAAGAAATGGCTAAAAAAGAAGAAGTAACAACAATATCTTCAAAATACGGTGATAGATCACCAGCTTTCTCTGGATAAAATATGGCAATAAAACCTTTTAGAAACTCTAATAATTATTTAGATAGTTTAGCATCTCCAGGACAGAAATTAAATATATTTGGAAATAAAGGAGAAACAACATCCTTTTTAAAAGCCGCTTTAGTCAAAGTAAATGAAGCAGGTTATATTATTATGGGTGATCATGAAGCAATGTTTTTGATAAACCCTACAAGTTACGATGAAGCAAAATCAGCTAATTGGGCGCAAAATTCTATACCAGGACAAAGTGATCCTATTTTACAATATGTAAATGGTGGTCCAAGAACAATTTCTTTTGATGCTTTAGTAACTGCAGACACTTTACATTTTTCTGCAGAAGCTAAACCTGATAATAATAAGAGTGTTCGAGCTATTGGAGATATAGCTGCTAAGTTTTTTAAAACAGCTATACCAAATATACCAAAATCAACCAATACACAATCAAGCGCAAACAACTTAGATATTACTCCATATTTAAACTACTATAGATCAATGCTATACCCAGAATATGATGATATACTTAATCCTAGAAAATTAGTTAAAAGCCCTCCATTATTAGCATTATTTATTGGTAATACTTTTTCTAATATAGATTATGGTAACAGAATTTCTACAAATACTCCTGTTTTTGTACTAACAAATTTAAGAATTAAAATAACAAAACAATTACCAAACTTAACTCCAATGGAAGCTGTAGTAAGTTTTGAATTAATACAGTATACACTAAAACCTTTTGGTACAGATAATTTTTATCAATAAGGATATTAATGGCTAATTTTAAAAAACTAACAAGATATACTGGTGGAATAGTATCAAAAGATAGAAGTCGTAAAGATTTTTTAATTTTGAGAAACACTCTAGAATTAGAACAATCAGATGGAGATATTTTTGTTATTATAGATAAAGAAGTCGAAAAAAGACCAGATTTAATAGCTGAAAGAGCTTATGGAATTCCTGATCTATGGTGGGTAATTTATGAATTCAATGAAATAAAAGATCCAATGTTTGAACTAAAAGCTGGACAAATAATAAGAATTCCAGAACTACAAAGAGTTTTAGATTCTATAGAGGCTTTGAATAATTAATGTTAAATAATACTTTTAATTATAACAAATTCAGAACACCTTTTTTTGATATAGAGATAGCAGATTCTAGTGGAAAAAGACGGGTAAAGTTACCACAACAACTTTTAAGGTTAATAGAAAGAGTTGAAGTGATGGAAACTTTTGAACCAAACCAATTTCCTACTATAACTATAACTTTTATAGAAGGTTCTAGAGAGCCAGCTATTGTAGATAGATCTGCAGGAACTTCTGGATTATACAAAGTTCCTTCACACGCAGGTAGCGATAAAGTTGATATGGATATTGCAGGAGCTTTTCATAATAGAGCAGGATTACTAACAGATCTAAGATTTAGTGGTAATAGCGGTATAACTTTTTTAACTGAAAAAGAAAGAAAAATAGGAAAAATAGATACCTCCTCACAACTTAACGTAGAAAGCGATATTACAACTAGAGCGCACAAATCCGAAACTTCTTCTCCAGAATTCTTATTTACACAAAGAAATAGAGTTAGTGTGACTTGGGGATATAAAGAAGATCCAGAATCTATCAGAACAACCACAGCTTATATAATTAATATAAACACAAATTTTCCAGAATCAGGACAACCAACAACAACTATAGTATGTCAGAGTTCCAAAGCATTTGTAGAACAATTGACAGCTAAAAATTCTATACCTTTTGGTAAAAGAGTTCAAACAGGACAAGGTAATTTTATCACTCAATTCGAGGATATAAAAACCTATGACTTATTAAATGATTTAGCAAAAAGAGCAGGGATGCCTAGTATTATAAGCGAAAATTTACCTGCAGAAAAATTAGATAAAGATAAACAAAAAGTTTTAATTGCTGGAACTAATTTTAAACAGTTTTTAGATCAACTAGCAAAAGAACATGATGCGGTATGGGATTTGATTCCTGGTAAATCTGGTGTAGATACTTTAGTTTTTATTACTAGAAAAGATTTATATTCAAAATTAGCTTTAAAAGATCCTAATCTATTTAGTTACAAACAACCTGGAAGTATTTTAAAGAGTGTTAACATCACCGTAGATTTTGGTGGGTTAACAGGTGCTACAGTCGTAAATTCTAATTCTGACGGTAGTAATAAAGGTTCGGCGCAAACAGATCCAAAATCTAATGTTAATATGTTTGAAGGGAAAGGTTTAAGATCACCCGAATTAGTTGAAAATTCTCCTACAGGAAAAAACCCAATCCCAGTTTGCAGCGCTTTAGAAGATAGTTTATTTAAAAATCCGAATACAAAAAATAGTACAAATATTCAAGATGATTTGACAGGTTTAGCTTACACAGGCTCAGTTGAATTAGTTCCAATAGAAGATTCTAAAGGTTTAACTGATGATAAAACAGCAGTAGAGTCAGCTCAAAAAGCTAGATTAGTTAATTTAGACTTTACTACATTAGGTTACACTAAAGTGACTCCAGGTGTAATAGAATTTAGAAATTTAGGAGTAAGGTATAGTGGAGCATATAAAGTTATAACAGTTACACATATTATCGATTCTAGTGGTTATAATTGTAAAGGAACTGCTATATCAGAGTTTTTAAATGGTGGAGGGGTTGTACCTTCTGAAGTTTCTAAAACTAAAGATATACCAGAAAAACAAGTTAATGTAAAATTGTATAGAGAACAAACTACTAATTCTACAACTTCATCTTCTAATAGTACTAATTCTGCTAAATTAGAGCAATTACAAATTAAAAAAGGTACTAACTAATGTTTCAAGTTAGAGATGTAAATACTACTAAAATTAAGTATGCAGGTAGATCTAGAGCTACTGTTATAGATAATAGAGACCCTCAAAAAAGAGGTAGGATTAGAGTTGGCCATTCTTTATTAGGAGAAACAGTTTGGATACCTTATTTAAGAGCTAACGCAACATTTGACGTACCTTCTATAGGCGACGTAGTATACATAGAAGCTGACGCAGGATTCTATACTCACCCTATAGCTTGGGGTAATTTAACTAAAGGTTCTGATGAACCTAATATTCCTACAGCTTTTCAAAGAGACGTACCAACTAATAGAGGTATGTTTACTCCAGGAGGACATCTAGTTGAATTAGATGATGGTATAGCTCCTATAGTAAGTCAAGAACCTAACGATAAAAACTATACTACAGAAAATAGAGGTATTAGAATAACTAGTACTGCTAATAACAAGATACATATTATAGAAGATGCTGATGCTGGTAATCAATATATACTATTACAAGACGCTGGCGGCAATATAATTAAATTAGATTATAAAAATAATGAGTTAACTATTAACTCTATAGGTAAAACTAATATTAATACTACTACAGATAAAACAGAAACTGTAGGAGGTAATAATAGTTTAGAAGTTACTGGTAATAATAAAATAAAAATTACAGGAACTCAAACTTTAGAAGTTACTGGCGCTGCTGAAGAAAAATACGTCGACGCTTATAAAAAAGAAATAGGAGCTGACGCTGAAGAAACTATTACAGGTAATTTAACTATTACTGTAACAGGTAACGTAAGTATAGAAGCTAGTGGAAATGCTAGTATAAAGGCTGGAGGAACCGCAGAAATAGGCGGAGCTTTAGTTACTTTAGGCGGCGGAGGACCAGGAATAGCTAGAATAGGAGATTTAGTAATAGGTACTGGAAACTTAGGTATACCAGTAGTAAGTACTATTGTAGCAGGTTCTACAGTAGTTACTAGCGCTTAATTAGGATTTAGAGGAGTATTTAGAGTGCCGATATTTAGCCAATCAGATAGAATAACTATTTCTAAAAGGCAAATAACTATACCTAATGAAAATGCTGTATTTGATTTCAATATTACTAAATTGGGCAATGAAGAAGATAAATTTGAAGAAATTGACGAAGTAAATGAATTATTCTATAACGAACATAACAATAATATTAATTATTACTTTGATGAGTCAGAACACGGAGCAGGTTTACAGTATACTAAGATAACTCAGCAAGATATAGACGACGCTGTAAATCAAGACCCAGCTAATATATTCTTTCCTACTAGTCCTCCATATACCTTTTTAAACCCTAAAGTAGCTGACAAAGTTAACGGTTTACCTACTACAAATGTAGCAGGAGAAGCTCCAATACTTACAGATACTACAGTACAAACTGAAGGTTTATTAGAATATATAGATTGGATGAGAAACGGTATAACTTCTAGTATAGGCGACGATACATTGATTGTAGCCTATTCTGGAGGCCCTACAATGGAAGTTACTCTAGGGTTGCCTAATCCTAATACTTATATAGCAATACAGGATGTAGGCTTATTTTACGTTACAGCTAAAGGCCCTATAGGCGGAGGCCCTAATTTAGGTACAGAATTAACTGTAATACCTATAATAGCAGGGACTGGAGTTTTAGGGGATACAATACAATCAAATATTCCAGGTTATTCTGACGGAGCTAGACAAAGTCCTGGTTCTCCAGGTTTACTTAGTGGATATTCTAGCTCTATTAATGGGAAAATATTAGCATGGGAAACTAAGCTAAATAACCAACTTACAGCTCTTAATTTAAACGCAGATAATAGAGCGCCCCAAACTACAGAAATAGCTAATTCTATAGCAGATATTAACAATGCTCTATCAATTATAAGTAATTGGTTAGCAGCTCCTTTTTCAGGGGTAGGCGGCAAATTTACAGACTCCCAAATACTATTAATTGAATCAGAAGCTAATGACAGACTTAACTATTTAACTACTAGAGCTACTGAAATAACTATAGCTTTAGGTAATGTAACTCAAGATATGAGTGGTAATGTTTCTGGAAACGGAATATTTAAATCTAGATATGACACTCTAAACCTTAGAATAAATAAGGTATCTGGTAGTTTATCTAATAAAATTAGATTAGGTATAGCAAAATCTGGCCCTCAAGGGCAAAAAGACGGAAATTTAGCAGCTTTAAGTCAATACGACCAATTCTTTCTAACTACAAAACTTACAGTAAACGCTAACGGAACTAATACTATTACCGTTGATTCGGTATCAGGATTTAGTATTAGCAATACTGTATTTGTTATGGCAGATANNGATTTTATAGTGCCTAATAATTATACTATAATTAATAAAGCTAGGTTATATAAATTATTATAATGGCTAAAATTAAATCTACAGAACAAAGCTTAGAGGTAAGATTAGGTTCAGACCTAAAATTTCCTATTAATGGTAGTTTTGAACCTATTTCAGGTGTAGATTTATTGTTACAAGATATACAACAATTATTATTAACTATACCAGGTGAAAGAGTAAATAGACCAGATTTTGGTTGTTTATTAAGAAATCAAATTTGGGAAAATATGAGCGTAGCGGCCCAAAATGGAGCTGCAGCAATTAGAAGCGCTTTAGACACTTTTGAACCTAGAATAGAAGTTTTAGACGTTAATAGCGATATAAATAATAATACTGGATTAATTACTTTTAATATACAATTTATAGTTAAAAATACAGATACTAGTATTTCGTTAATTTTTCCATTTCGAGCCGGAACCGCTCTAAGCTTTGCATAAGGATAATCGATGGCTAATAATATAGTAGTAAATTCTAAGAATAAAGACGTTGATTACGTAGTAGCAGATTTTTCTTCTTCTATTGACGCTATTATAAGTTATGCTACCGTTAATTACGGAGCAGGAACATCAGCAAATAGATTATGGACTAATTTTTCTACAGATTCTTTTAGTCGTACATGGGCTGAGGTAGTCGCCTACGTCGCAGATATTTTCTTTTTCTATTTAGATAATAAAGCTACTCAAAATTACCTACAAACAGCTACTGTTAGAAGTGCTGTTAATAATATTGCTAAACAATTTGGATTTACTCCAGCTTCAGCTACTAGTTCTAGTGGCGTAGCTATTTTTACAGTTAACGGAGCAGGAGTTATACCGAGAGGTTTTAGAGTATCTGCTACTAACGGACAAGAGTTTTTTGTTACCAACGCTATTACCGCAGTTGCTGCAGGAGACGTTAGTGGTAACGTACTTCAAGGTAGTATTGTTGTAGAACAATTTTCTGCTGAAGGTTTACAAAATGAGGAATTCAATTTAAGAGGTCCTAATATAATTAGAGATCTTTCTAATTCTAACCCTCTAGATATTTCTCCTCAAGTAGTAGTAAACGGTAATAATTATACATTAGTATCTAGTTTTATTAGACACAATGGAGAAGATTCCGATGCAATAACTGATTCTTTAGGGAATGTTATAGGCGGTGGAGGTCGAGTTTTTGTATTAGAAGAACGACCTAACGGAACTTCTTTTATTAGATTTGGAGACGGAGTATTTGGTAAAAAATTAGCTCCAGGAGAAACTGTTTCTATTACTTATAGAACAGGTGGCGGCACAGCAGGAAATATTGGAGCTGAAACTTTAACCACTTTAGTAGATTCTAGTTCTATAGTAACTAGTGTATCTAATGACTCTGATTTTAGTGGTGGAGCTGATGAACAAACAATTGAACAATTAAGAGAATTAATTCCAGCTAGTTTAAGAACTTTAGATAGAGCTGTAGCAGAAAAAGATTATTCTGACATACTACTTACTAATTTTCCTGAAGTATTTGCAGCTTCTACTGAAGTTAATAATGTTGACGTAGGTATTGACTTAAATATTTACGTAGTACCCCAAGGTTCAGGTATCGCACAAATAAGCGATAATATTATATTAAAAAATAAATTATCTGATTACATCGACCGTAGAAAAATGGTCACAGTTCAGTTTCAAATATTAGATGCTTTCGGAATAGATACTTTAATAGATCTAGAAATATTTTTAACTGATACAGCAAGTAAAACTGCAGTGCGATCTGCTATAAATACTGCTCTACAAGATTTCTTTGACCTTTCTACAGGCGGTCCAAATAAAACAGGAATAGGCTTTGCTGAAAATATATTACTAAAAGATATAGGTAACGTAATTGAAACTATTCAAGGTATAACTAGATTTGAAATTAAAAAATTAAGTTATAGACCTAGATTAGCTCCAAATATTATAGGTTTACTTACTGAGTATAATTTTACTCCAGTAACTATTTATAAAAATGTATCAGAATCTGAGTGGTTAGTAGCTGCTAGTGGACAACAAGCAGAAACTACAGGAACTGTAATATTTGATAATATAGCTTTGACAGGTTTTAATTATAATTCTAGTACTGGAGAGATTACTTATAATTTTCCAGTAGATTTATTAGAAGTAGCTCCTGGAGATTTATTTAGAGACGGTTCTAATACTGATTTTACTATTTTAGCTGTAGATACTGCAAACAGTATTTTAATTTTATCTGAAAGTTTAACTATTAATAATACTGTTACTACTTCAGATCACGGTTCAGTTAGAAACGCTGGTACTATTTTTGAAAGTTTTAGAGTATTTAAAAAAGTTAAAGCTAAAACTTCTAATTTATCTGTAGATTATATAAGTGATACCAATATAGATTTTTCTATACATACTGGAACAGCTAATGCTATTAGTTCTAGAGTATTATTAGATAATGATAATGTATTCATACCACTACAATATTCTACTGGACAATTCTACTTAGTTGACTCTCAAAGTAATATTTGGGAAATAGTAGAAAATGATAGCAATACTATTAAAACTTCTATCACTGCTGTAAACGACGCTTCAGTTACTAACGTAGCTAGTGGAGAATATAGAATAGTTAAAAAATTAGTAGGCCAACAAATAGTATTTAACGATAATATCTTTAATATCCAATATAACAGCCATAACACCTTCTACTCAATAGGTTCTCAATTTAGTCAAATAGGTACTATTGGAGACGGATTTGATATAAGTGATGTACAAAGTAATATAGGTAGATTAGGTACAGCTTTAGATTTAATTAGTTACGATTCAGGTAATGGAGAACTCAAACTAAATAACGCTCCAGATCTTCAAGGTGTAAATTCTAATTACGTTTTAATTGACTCTAGTGGTCAGTTATTTAACGTAACAGGAGTTGATAATAGAGCTAAACCTTCTATTATTTACGATTCTTCTAATCAAAATACAAACTTTGTTTTAGAAGGAGCAGGATTAGGCTCTCAAGTAGCTCAAGGCTTTCAGGTAACTGATAATAGTACTTATGCTGTTGTGAGTTGTAATCTTAAAAGAGAAGGTAATGTAGTAGGTAACTTAACTATGAAAATAGTTGATGATGACGGTTCAGGTTTACCAGATTTAGGTAGCCCTATAGCTACTTCTGAACCTTTAAATATAGCTACTATTAGTGATACAACTTTTCAAAAAACTTTATTCAGCTTTGTAACTCCTCCTAGTTTAACAACTAGTACTCAATACCATTTAGTATTAAGTCCTGACGCTTCTTACGTAAGTTCTATGCAAGATGGTATTATAGCTTTTAATAATACTGGTTTAGAAGGTTTTAGTTATAATTCTTTATCAGGAGTAATATCTTATTCAGGAGCAGTTAATTTATCTAACGTAGAACCTGGACATTATTTCCAAGACGGAGCTAATAATTTATTTAAAATATTAGCAGTAGATGACAGTATTGATGAAGTAACTATTGCTACAGGACAAACTATCAATAACATAGTTACTACTTCAGATCATGGATCTATTGTAGTACAAGATAGAATATTAGTAGGTATTGATACTACTTCTCCTACTTACGCTGACGGAGAATTCTCAAGATTTGACGGTTCTTTGTGGTCAGATTCTACTCAAGGACCTTCCCCTTCCGGCACAAATACAGATATGATATTCTCAGTTGAAGGTACTAAAACTATAAATATAGAAAGTAATTTAACTCCAGTTTTAGGACCAGGAGCCACAGTTACAACTAGATATTATGATGATGAATTTGAACTATCATTTGTACTAGGACATAGCGCAGGTACTATTACTTCAGCTACTGACGTTAAAGCTACAGGTAAAGGTACAGTATCGGGAGATCCTAATAGAAGAGTAGATTTTTTCGTTTTTAGAACGTCTTCTTTTGCTGACGATATAGTAAATTTAAGATTGAATGAAATTCCTAGAATTAAACTTTCAGATATTAAATTAGATATGTTTAATGGGATAGATTAATGGCTTTAGCTAGAAATTTTAAAGCTTCAACCTCTAACCCTAATCAAATAGCTTTGAATTGGTTGCAACCTTTAGGTTTTAATCTAACTAATGATGAACTAATAGTTACTAAAACTACAAACCATTTTCCAGTAGAATTACATAATGATACTTGTGATGATGTTTGTTCTGATAGTAGACCTATAGAGATTTTTAGAGGTAATACAATTGTAGGTACTACGATTGCTAATATTTCAGTTTCTGGTAATACTCTTACTGACACAGGTGCTAGTTTTCCTACTACTCCTCCCCTTAATGGTAGGTTACTAAGAGACTCAGTTAGTAGTGTTTTTAAAATTATAAGTAATACAGCTACTACAATAACTGTTGATGGTACTCCGGCTAATGGTAAATACGTTATACTAGCAGACTTTCCAACAACTACTAGAAGCCAACAAAACTTTGAATTAGATATTAGAACTGTAGTAGGACCAGGATTTATTAGTAACTTAGTAGAAATTAGAGATGGAGCACTACAATTAGTAACTTTTGAACCAGAAGAATTAGTTAATTTAATATTTAGAGACGGCTCAGGTAATAAATTTATAGTTAAGAGTAATACAGAAGACACAATTTTATTTTTTGAAACAAGTACTCCTTCAATAGGAGTGGGTATGAGTTTATTTGATAGTCACTTTGAAACTGCCCCACAACCTTATATAGATAACTTTAGAACTGAAGACGAAGCTGACAATAGAAAAGGTACTAAACTATTAGATAATCAATTTTACTATTATACAGTATTTACTAAATTAATCGGCGGCAATGTAGGACGAGCAGAGTACGGAATAAAAGATAGCGGCTTATCAACTCAAGATGTAGCAATCAGTATGACTGATAGAGGTTTTGGAGACATATTATATAATTATTGGCCTAGTTTATATAGAGAACTAGATGAAACTGGTGACTTAGAAGACTTAATGGCTGTATTTGCTTTTCAATTTAGTGAACTACATGCTTTAATAGATACTTATAATTTACAAGATACCGATAGAATTTACGTTAACGCTTTAGTACCTTTGTCTGAACAATTTGGATTACCTAGTATAGGTTTTTCAATCGGTATAGATACTTTACGAAGAATAGCTAACGATTTAATTAGCGCTTATAAATTAAAAGGTAGTAAAGAAGGTATAGCTTTATTTATTAAAATACTTACTACTTGGGATATTACTAACGGTACAGCAGATTTTAGTGGGGCTATATTAGATTTTTTACCTAATATAGAAGCTTTAAGATTTTTTGATCCTAATTTAGGTAATACAAATACTAGAATTACTCAAACAGACCCTTTTGTAGCTGGAGGTAGATTTGCAAAAACTCTACCTGGAATAGTTATACCAGGATTTTTTACATTTAGAGAGTTTGTAGTAGAGTTACCTAAAGTAGCTATGTATTTAGGAGATAGTGAAAGTTTTACTATTTCTAATGGAACTACTACTATGATAGATACTGCTAATAATTTTGGAGCAACCGATACTTTAGTAGGTAATTTTTTAATACCTAATGAAGAAGAAGTAAACGATATATTCCAAATTATAGCTAATACTAGTACTTCTATTACAGTTAGAGGCGTTATTAATAATAGAGTTCCTGGCGGAGATTACGCCGTTTTAAGTGCATTAAATACAAATAGATTTATAATTTTAAATAAAATGATGGATTTATACATTCCATTTGGAACCAAAGCTGGTTTTACTTTTACTTTACCGTGTTGTTAAATATTTTAGGAGATAATAATGTCATTACGCTTTAACACATTCAGAAGCGCTAGATACTTACGTACCCGTTTTGTGGAAGGCCGTTTCCTCTTAGCATCAGAAAACACTGACCTTGAATTAGAAATTATCGATCAACTTAGACAACACATAAAAAATACTGTAGGCGACATAGCAATTAAAAATGCTTGGAAAGTTCAAAGATATTCTGATACAGAACTTTTAGTTAGTCCTGGAGAGGCATGGGTATCGGGGATACCATTTATTATGAGATCTGGAAAAGATCAACTAGTATCTGGAGATTCTCTAAGTCTCGGTATAACTCCTGTAGGAGTAACTATATCTGATGAACCTACTGGTTTAGGTAAACTAATAGCTTTTAATAGTGGAGGTACTACTCCTACTGACGAATATAGAATAGTTATTACTGCTAGAGAAGAAGCTATTACTAACGTAGAAGACCCTTTTCTAAAAAATGCTAACTTAGCAGAAACTACAGCTCAGAAAATAAGACTTACTTATAAAATAGATATAGTATCTGAATCTGACCAAAATATTAGTCCTATACCTTATACTAACGACACTAGTGATCAAAATTTAACTAATAAAATAATAGTCAATCCTACTATAGGAGGTAATGGTGAATTAATTTCTATTACTCCATTATCAGGTTCAGAACAAATTGACGGTAGAGATTTAGAAATAATTTTACGCAATGATCCAACTTTAGGCGGCGGTAATCCAATTCCAAATGGAACTACAGACCAACAAGCTTTTTTCAATGGTAAATTATTAGACAGTTTAGGCAATCAATACCATATTAACGCTATATTCAATGATACAGTTAGTACGCAAGTTGTTATAAGATTAGATAAAGAAGTAAATCAACCTAACCCTACTATAAATAACGGTTCGCCAATAACTCTACTTAAGAGAGATATTTACGTTACAGACGATATTAATGGTTCACCTCAAGGCAAACTATTTTACCCTATAGCAAAAGTAGACTGGCACCAAAGTTTAGGAATAGTTCATGACTCAAGAGTTTCAGATTTAAGAAAATCTGTAGATCGTTTATTAGATTACCAAGACAAAACAAATATAAAATATGATTTAAGATTAACAGGCGGCGGAGATATAAGTTTTGAAGCTCCTACTGCTAATATGCTACAATGGAGCGCAGATCTAGAATTAGTTAACCCTCACGGGCTAACTCAAAATATTCCGGCTAATACACTAGCTATAATGGAAGGTGGTTCAGTAGCTTACGATATGAATGTAGATGCTGGAGGAGTAATTGCTAGAGGTAATTTAGCTGTTACTGCTGTTAATACAGGTACTAATATAGTATTAGCTGCTGCTCCAGATTTAAGTTTAGTAAGACTAGGTAATATCTTTAAAGTAGGTAGTGAACTAAAGTATATTACTGCTATTGACGACGTATCTAAAACTATTACTATAGATAGCGCTACTTCTACTACAGGAGCTGCTACAATTTATAGAGATAGTTTTGCTCCTACTTACGCTCCTTTAAGTTCTGATACTTTTATATTAGCTGTTAGAAAGGGCGACCAAGTTTACTTTGACGGAGCTTTAGAACTAGAGTCAGGAGAGATTAACGACCTAGGAGACGGTATAAGCGTAGCTTTACTAGCTTTTATAGGAGCTACTGGAGAAACAGATTCTAACCCTTTTTATACTTCTACTAACGTAGTAGTACAAGGTAGTTCATTAGTAGCAGCTATTAGCGCTCTAGATGATATAGTATTTCCTCTTACTCAACCTATTTACGATGAAAGAATTTTATTTCCTACAGGTTTAGCTGCTTTAAGTAACATTACAATACCTTTAAATAGTAGAAATGGTAACCAACAAGAAACTTACGGAGTTGGTTCAGGCGAACTAATGGTATTTCATAACCAATTATTAAAATTTGAAGGAATTGATTGGAACCCAGTTGATAATCAAACTATAAAATTTACTTACGATTTAACTGATGACTCTGAAATACACTTTAGAAAAGGACCTTTTGGCGGCGGCTCAGGAGGCGGCTCAACTAGTTTACAAGGAGCTTATAATAACGGTAGAACAATTACTACTACTTTAGGCAATCCAATAGAAATTAACGGAACTCCTGGAGATAAACTGTTAGTTATTAATGGAGACTTAGAAGTTACGGGAGTTATTGACCCTACAGCTATTCAATTTATTCCTCAAGCAATGAACCCTTTAAGTGGTACTCAAAGAGGTATTTGGGTTAATAATACTGACCAATTAATTTTTGAACCAGTTTCTAACCCTGCAGTAAATATTACTCAGAAATTAGAAGATTTAGAATCAGGTACAGCTACTAAAGCTATAGTAGAATATTATTTAAATTCTTCAGGTAGCACAATTCCAGCAGGTACTCCAGTATATAGCCCTGTAGCAGGAGAAATAGCTCCAGCTAACGGAAATAATAACGACAAATCAAGATTACTTGGAGTTACAATAGAAGAAATATTAGATTCTCAAAATGGTAAAGTAGCTGTAGCAGGAATAATAGAAAATATTACAGGATTTACTCACAATAAATATTTATATTTAGATCAAAATGATGGATTAATGGTTGATGAAGAACCAGAATTACCAACATATTCATCAGGATTCAATGTAGTTATAGTAGGATTAGTTCAAGGAACGAACTTAATTTTACGACTACAACACGTAGGTCGATTATCCGACTAATTAATAAATCGAGGAATAGTATATGGAAGAAAATTATAAAGTATTAGCTGAAGTTTTCGGTTCTAAGAAAGCGAAAGAAATATTGAAGTTGACTAAAAGTTATGATAATTATGTACAAAAATTTAAAGACAAAATGAACAAACTTTTAGAAGATAAAAACTTAGAAGTAAAACTTGGGTTAGCTTTTGTGAAAAAAACAGGAGAATAATAAATGGCTCAAAGAACAAGGTTAGCTGCGGTACTCAACGGGTTAGTCCGTAATGTAGACCTAACAGCAGACGAATTAGTAGTCAATTCGGTACGATATGGCGGTTTAGCTGGTACAGAACTAACTAAAACTATTTTAGATAGTTTAATAGCCAACTCTCACGCTGCAATGTCTGATAATCAGAACATAGTAGCTGGAGATGGATTAACAGGTGGCGGTTCGGGCGCAACAGTAACATTAAACGTAGGCGCAGGTTCTGGTATTACAGTTAACGCTAACGATATCGAAGTTAACAATACAGTAATTAGAACTAACGGAGCAAATGCTTTTTCTGCAAACCAAAGCATGGGTGGATTTAAGTTAACTAACTTAGCTACTCCTACTTCAGGAACAGACGCAGCTAATAAAGCTTACGTTGATAGCGCTGCAGGAACTTTAGGAGAATGGCAAAATTCTGCTTTAGATTATATAGTAAACAATACTCTAGCTCCTCCTACAGAAGTATTAGGCGATAGATACATTCTATCTCATGATGGTGGAGTACCTCACGCTAATTATGATGGCGCTAGTGCTGGAGATATCGTAGAATTTAACGGTTCAGTTTGGGTAGCTACTACTCCTAGTATCGGATTCTTTATATCTTCTGATAATGACGCTGATAGATTATACTATTGGGGCGGAACAGCTTGGGAAGAGAAATTTTTCGAGAATACAACAGCTAGTACAGGTTTAACTAAGGTTGGTTCGGATATTAGATTAGACGCTTCTTCTGCTGGAGCCGGATTAGGTTTTTCTTCAGGAGTACTTAGTGCTAATGTTGATAACAGTACTATTGAAATTAACTCTGATACTTTAAGAGTTAAAGACTTAGGTATTACTACAGCTAAATTAGCTGATGACTCTGTAGATAAAGATAAAATTAACGCTAACGTAGCTGGTAATGGTTTAGGTCAGAACGTAGACGGTTCACTAGAAGTTAAAGTGTCAGCTTCAGGCGCTATTATAATTAGCTCTGACGCTCTACAAATTAACTTAGAAGCTAGTAACCCCTCTCTACAAATTTCTAGTAATGAACTAGGATTAAAATTTGACCCTGCAGGAGCCTTAAGTAAAGTAGCTGCTGGAGTTAAAGTAAACGTAGACGATAGTTCTATCGAGATTGCTTCTAACGCTCTTAGAGTTAAAGCTGCTGGTATAACTAACGCTATGTTAGCAGGTAGTATTGAAGATTCTAAATTGAATCAGATTACTACTGCTAATAAAGTAGCAGGTTCTGCGGTACAATTAAATTCTAATGCTTCTATTAGTAATGACTCAGGTTTAAAAGCTAATCATGTTCCTATGATTAAAATTCCTGGAATTGCTGGGGAAGCATTCGCCGCAAATACTACTTTCGCAGTAAGATTCGCTAAAGACGGAGAAACTGCTGGAAGACTTTATAAAGCAGATTTTGACGCTTCTACTGATGATAATTTTTACGTAATAGGAGTTATTCAACCTAGTTCAGCTTTAAGTGCTGGTGATCCTATTGACTATATTATTCAAGGTGAAGTAGCTTTACTAGCTAATGATTCAGTTTTTGCTGCTGCTGAAATTGGAGAACCCGTTCATTTATTAGCTTCTGGAGCTTTTGACGCTCTTGCAGCTATTACTTATACTGCTAACAAAGCTTCTGTAAAATTTGCAATGGTAAAAACAACATCAAGTATGTTGATTCAGTCAATGCAGTTCTATGGAATAAATTAAGTTTAAATTCAGGGAGCTTTATGCTCCCTATTTAACGAGGATTATAATGGCTAAATTTTTAAAACTAGTAAACGGTATACCTAGAATGGTTGAAGTAGGCGCTGGAGATCCAGCCTATGACGAATCATTATATTACAATTCAGGTCTAGCAGCAAATACTAATATAACTTTACCTAATAGTGGAAGTTTTAGTGACGCTTCAGCTAAAGATTTACTAGTTATACTTAACGCTACAGTAGTAGAAGTTACAAGAGACTTTGAAGTTGTAGGCGCAGGTCCTACTTATACTCAAATAAAATTTATTTACGATTTACCCAATGATTCGGTTGTTCGTTTCAAGAAAAATATTTAATAATGTCATTAAAAGAAGCTTCTAATACTCAATACTGGAATACTATTCCTAAGAAATGTAAAAATTGTATTAAAGCTATTTATACTAAAGAAGAAAATAAAACGTATTATCAATGTAGTATGTATGGAAAATTTAAAAAAGATTGCAATTTAAAAGTACAGGAAAGGAAACTACCTAAGCCTGAAGAAATTTAATTCTATTACTCCCAATGCTATAATATATATTTGGGTGATGGTGGAGATAGTCTAAAACCTATTAAAAGTAAAAATATTTTAACAAATGAAATAAAATTTTTACGATTCTATAGCTCAAGCTACTTCTGAAATATTTAACAAAAATGGAATAATTAGAACTCTAAAAGGCAAAAAGCTTATTTATAAAAATCATTTATGGTATTATTTAGATAATGATTTTAAAAAAATAGAAAAAAGAGTCTACACTAAAACAAAAAAATTAGAAGAATTGATATAAATACAAAAGAAATCGTGATATACAAATCAATGTCAGAAGCTGCTAGAGCAGGATTTGATAGAAAATCTATATATTATTGTTGCATTAAATCCCAAGAATTTCATAGAAATTTTTATTGGGAATATGAAATTTAATAAAAGGAGATAACAAATGCCTCAAATTCCATCAAGTCAAGGAAGCCCTCAAGCGTCGAATATCGCCGTGCAAGGTGCTCTACCTTTAATTGGTACGCCGTCTAGAGAAAACGGACAATCAGTTCTAAATTCTATAGATGCGTCATTAGCCAAACTATATGAAGATCGTAATGTACTACTAGCAGGTGGAGGTAACATAACCTTTACAGGCACTCAACTACAATTTACTGAAGATCTTTTTATACATATAAATTCACAAGTAGGTGGAGGTACTCCTACTGTAATTAATCTAGGAGCTGCTACTCTAGATCTATCTGCTAATAATCGTATGGCTTATGCAGTTATTGATAGAGATCTAGGTACAGGTACTATTACTGATGACTCAGCTACTCTCCCTGCTGTACTAGCAGCTAACGTAGAAGTATTTCTAATAGCTAAACGTATAGATAATGCAGACGCTACTAAAAGAGTTTACTTTCTAGATGGTAGCACTATAGGCGAAGGCGGTACTTCTAAATTATATGCTGGCGGTTCAGGTAGCTCTACTTTAATAGTTAAAGATGAGGGTACTAATGTAGATACAGCCGTAACAACTTTAAATTTTACTGGAGCTGGAGTTACAGTTACTAACCCTAGTGCTGGAGTAGTTGATATAAATATTTCAGGAGGCGGTTCTGGAGGCGGAGGAGGCGGAGGAAGTCCTGAAGATCTTCTTACAAGAGAAGAAGCTGGACAATTACCTACTCAAATCCCTAATACTATAATCGATCCTTTTAATAATGAAGTCGGTGATAATTCTAATAGAACCAATACTGAAGAAGTTCAATCTGCTCTTAGATTAGTAGTAGGTCAAACTACAGGCTATAAAGAATATGAATTTGAAACCTCTACGAATCCAATTGCTAATGTAGATGGAAGAATTAGAGCGGTTATTCCTGCTTACGCTCCAATAGCTGAAGCGATTTCAGGAAACTTAATTAAAATAAGCGGTAATGTAACTAATATCTTCAGTACTGCTAGTAAAATCATAATCGCTAAACAAATAGATCAATTAGGAAGAGATAATTATATACATTTAATTGATACCGATAATAAACCTGCGGTATTGGCTTTAAGTAACGTAACTTATAATAGCGGTACAGGTAATACTGAATTAACCGTAACTAATCCCAACTCTTTAGATTTAGACATGGGTATTTCAGCGGCTAATATTCCCGAACAATTAAGAGTATTTCCGTACAGTTTAACCGTAGAAGCTTCAGGCAATGGTTTAGCTAACTTAGAAGAACTTGAATTAGATGATGCTCATGCTATTGATACCGTAAGCATTCCTGGTGAAAANNCTGGGAGTATTCAAAGAACCGATTATGCTAGATCTCCAAATGGTCAATATTTTGTAATAAGAGCACTAGAAAAAACATCAGGGAATTCACTTTTTCACTGGTTTTATTCTGTAGACAGAGGTCAAACATGGACAAAATTTACAACAACAAAAAGTAACAACATCGATCAAGG